TTAAAATATCTTTTGGATTATCATATTCGTATGCAAATCTATAATATTGTAATTGTTTAGAATTTCTTGGTCTAATATCATAAGTGATAAAATGATTTTGGTCGTCAGTTAATTCTGGAATTAAAATAATTTTTGTGTTGAACTCTCCTGACGATTTCCAATATTTAATAAATGGTTCAAGTGTTTTTAAATCAACTGCTTCTGTTTCTCTATCATACCAAAAATATAATGGAAATGAAACTCCTGATAAATAATCCAATTGTTTCAATTTCATCAACTCTTGAAATACTTCTTGTTCAAAGTCTGTTGCTAAAAAGTCTGTTACTTTAATTCTTAAACTTGGTTCTGTCATTCTAAATCCTTACAACTTTTACACTTTAAGTGTTTTTCACATTTTTTATAATCGTGTGCAATGATTTTACCTTTATCATCATAACATTCATCTATAAACTCTTGTAATCTATTCATAACTTTATTGACGCTTGGTTTCCCACTCGCAGGTGAAAACGCTTGAATTCTTTTTTGTGGATACATCATATTTTCATACAATCGTCTCTTTAATATTAAATATTCAACATCTATTTTATCTTCTGATATTTCTAATTGTTTTGCCATAAAGTGTTTGTATAATAATAACTGATTAGTTTTGTTCTTATCTGCTTTCATATATTTATTCCACCCCATAGTAGATGATTTAATATCAATTACTTTCATACGACCAGTTTTCTTGTCGTGTAGAACAACATCCATAAACCCAACAAATCTCATATTCTTTGGTAGTTTGTAATTTAAGTTCATCTCAATACCGACTAATTCAGTATCTTTCTTTTTGAAATGACTACCTTTTCTTTTCAAGAATTCATCAATGATTGCGAATCCGTCATTAGTGAACTCAATCATTTCTTTTTGATTGACTTCAAACTCATCTCCATATCTTTCTTTGGATTCTTTGTATAATTCTTTCATACGATATATCAGAATATCGTGTAATGGTAATTCATCTGCTTCTTTGATTGTTCGTTCATAATAACAAACTAAATATGCTTGGATAGTTTCGTGTATAGCACTACCGAACAATGTGTAGATATTACCTTTGAAAGTTTCTGCTTTATCTACATAATTTGCTTTCCAAGTGTAAGGACATTTGTCCCACATTGCGAACTGACTATAACTTATTTTGCCCATTTACCTCTTGCTACGACTTGTGCCATAACTCCATAATTTGATACATCTGAAAAACTATCAGTTACGGGTTCTCCCTCAACTGAATTTTCTCCGTTTCTCAATAATAATGTTTTCATTCTTTCTATCTTGTCGTTCATTCTGAACCAAATACCTAACAATGATAATTTGATGTCTTCTGGTGTTTTTAAAATTGTTCCGACTGCGATATTTTGTGGGCCGTAATCATATTGTTTTTTACAAAACAATTCGTATTGGTCTCTTTGTATTAATAAAAATTCAGATGTCATTTCAGGATAAGTTCTCTCCATATATCTTACGACATCTTGTGTGTCCACCATTTCTTTTTCTACTTCTGTCGGTTCTCTTTCAAAATCAAGAGCTGAATCTGGTAATCCCTTTGGTGTGTCTTTAATCATTATTTACTCCATATTTTTTTTAGTTGCTTTTCATCTACACCATACTTTGATACAATAGAATATACAACATCTTTGCCCATAATGTCAAGTGTTTTTTCTATATTTTCTGAACTATCTTCAAAATAATCACATAAAATGTCCATTGCCCACCCTTCAATCTTGGATTTTTTCTTGGATTTTGTGTATCTTAAAAATGTTCTACTTTTGGGAATTACATTGGTGTAGAATTGATAAACCGATTTTGGTTCTAATTCCCAGTATTGTTGGATTTCATTTACCACTTCTATCCACTCTGGTTTCATTGATAGAAATCTATGTACCATATAATTTGACCAAGTCTTTTTATCGGCGTCAGAAATCTCTTCCCAATAATTTGGGTTCTGATTATTTGTAATTTCTTTTATATGGTCAAATAGTGATTTTGTTTTCATTGTGAATAACCTTTTAGATATAAATAAATAGTCTACAACTCTCTGAAAATAGAAAGAAATTTGTCTAACCATTGATTTTTTTTTAAATCTATTAATAATGTAACTCTATCCGAATCTCCCTCGTTGAATAGAGTGTGAATTTTTCTTGTATCAAAATGATATATTCTACCAACTGGTAATTTATAACAACGATAATTTCCTTCAAATCTTTTTCCAAATGAAATCATATTATAAGAATTTTCTTCTGTCCACCCCTCATCTATTTCATCATAAGTCGTCGTGCATAACCAACTTTTATCATTACTGATTATTGGTATTTGAAATCGTAGTGTGTCTTCTCCAATGTCTTTATCGTTGTGAAGTCCATAAGATGATTGTGGTCCTCGTCTTAATAGTCTAAAAGACAATACTTCTGTTTCAAAACTATCATATATTTCTTTAAAATATGGCGTGTGATTTAAAGCACCTGTAAATGGTAAATTATTGTGATGTTCAATTCCTGATTCGGGTAAAGATATACAATGTCCGTATGCTCCGTCATCATAACTAAACATACTTTCTACTATGTCCTTGTCTTTAATTAGTTTTTCTAAATCATAAAAATTACCTGCTAACATTTTCATAACATTCCCCTAATATTGATTTGTCATTTCTGTTCTTGGAAATGAAACTTTGTGTTTTTTATAATCTATACTATCTTGATAAAGTTCATCAACCTCATTAGAGTATTTGTATTTACTAACATTATCTTTAATGTTGATTGTATTTCTTGCAACGAAATCTAACTTATTTGTATCTTCAAATAATTGTTTGTCAGTCTTACCAATTTTAAATCCATACTCAACATCAAGTTCAAAATCATCTCCATTAGATTTAAGTGAGAAATTACAATTGAAGTTTGAGTCTTTTAAGTTATACCCTTTAAAATTATCTCTAATGATAAAATTAATATCTGATTTGTTTGAAATATTTACCAACACCCAAGCGAAACCTTTGATTGTTTTTATGACTTCATTTTCTATCGTATCAACTATATTGTTTTGTTCTGTTGATAGTAAAAATTCATTTGTAAATATACTATTATCTTTTTCTTCTTTTAACTCAACTTTAATTTTATCAACTTGTAATGCATTTTCTCTAATTCTCGCCCTATAATATGGTGGTTTTCCACCCTTTTCTTTTGGTGTGGCGTATGAAAAGTCATCTCCGATTAAGTCCTCTCCCTCTTTTGTAAATTTAAAAGTTTTTAATAATGTTTCAATCAAAAAAGCTCTCAAATGTCTAATCATCAATGTATTTTTATAATCATTTGAAGTCCAAGAGTTTAGTATGGTTTTTTCTTTCGACACATCAAATTCATCTTTATAAACATCTAAAGGTGTGTGGTCTAAAATATCTGTTGATTGCATTAGATTTAATAATCCGTTGTTGGTAAAGTATTTGTGATTGTCATACAAGAATTTTAATTGTAACATAAAGTCCATATGATTTTCTTTCGGATAACCTGGAATCCAATTTGCGTTGTAGAATACATTACTTTCGTGAGCGGATTTTAGAAAATGACTAACATCATCAGAAGTTTGTCCTTTTTCCATTAGTGCTAATATTTTATTTACTCCGTTCTCAACTCCAACATTCATATAATTTAATCCAACATTAACTGCTTTTGTCAACAATTCTCCGTCCAACTTCTTGTGTGTTCTGAAATGTCCACCCCAATACATTTTTGGTATGTTTCCATTATCTGTTTCTTCTTGCAACTTATCTACAAATTTTTTAAAATTAGGCATTGACCCATTAATTAATGAATCAGTAAACCAAAAGTTATTAATGCCGGTCTGTTCTTCTAATCCTTTCATTTCATCAACGATTTTTTCATTGTTTTTATATCGATACAATCTTGTCTCACTACAAAATGTACATTTAAAAGTACAACCTCTTGAAGTTTGCATTGGTAGTGTAACTTCCAAGTCAAATAGTTCTGCCAACTTTCTGTAATCATCAATTACACTTTTGTCCCAACTTGGTGTTTCTAACTCGTTTAAATTTTGTGGTAATAATCCACCATTAAATACCGGTGTTCTACCACTACGACCTTTTTTCAATACCGTAGGAAAACTTGGTGATATTTTATCCCAACGATAAATACCTCTAATGTTTTCATAGTGTCCGTCTTCTATGTATTTATTTACTAAATCAGATATAATTCTTTCTCCGTCATTAGAACCACAAGCGATATCAACAAACTCTCTATAATTATCTTTCTCAACTAATCCACCACACTCCGAATACCAAGAGTAAGGGCCACCATACCAAATCTGTATCTTTGGATTTATTTGTTTCACATATCTGGCAATATAGTCTGTTGTGATGATGTTTGATGTGTAAGTAGTGAAAGCCACGATATCATATGTTGAAAGTATTTCAATATACTCGTGCCACAAATCTTTAAAATAAGGTAGTATTTCTGTTTGAAAGTTTGTTTCTGAATTCCAAGGTGTGTCATTACCCCAATCCCAAAACTTTTCTATGTTCTTTTCTTTCGTATAGATTGACGATAAGATATTCAAATCTATTTGCTCTACAACGACATCTTTATTATTGATGTGTGATTTTAAACTACCGATTGCAAAAGAAGGTGTTTGAACCGACCATTGTGGACATATACATAGTGCTAATCTCATACAAAACAATCTCCTAACATCCAAGTTATTAATGAATATCTTTTACCTTTCATAACTGGTGTAACTCTATGTGATAAGAACGCTGGAAAAATCGTAATACTTCCTCTTGTTCTCGGTGCGGTATAATTGTTTTTACCTGATTTGTCCGTAATACCAAACTCTAAATTTCCACCCTCATATTTTGTTTCATCTGATAATTGAACAATAGCAGTTAGTTTTCTTAATGATGTTTCTCTTGAACCACAATCAGTATGCCATTTGTATTTACCACCATTTTCATATCGTAGTATTTTTACTTTTTCTAATTCTTGTATGTTGTATTTCCAAATCGATTGATTTGATAATTCAAATACCATTTTTAATTTATTATTTAATTGTTCGTTATCAATACTGACTTCTTTATTATCACGAACTTCTTTGTTCAAAATGTTATCATCATAATTACCAGCGAGTTCTGATTCAGTTGGTTCTCCTGTTTCCAAGTATCTCATTAGTTTTTGACATTGACTAACTGATAAAAAGTTCTCTCTATGAACTACAAACTTAAAGTTATCATTTTGTATCATACGAAAGTATCTCCAACTGCCCAACAAACACAAGAGTATCTTTCACCTTTTGTTATCTCGGTAATTTGATGTCCTGCAAATGCCGGGTGAATAATTAATCTACCTGGTTTTTGTTCTATGGTTTTTCCGTCAAACAACTTAAACTCTCCACCCTCATAATCATCGTTTAATGATACGATACAAGTTAATTTTAATGAACTGAATTGGTCTATTGGATAAAAGTCTGAATGTGGATTATACCAATCTCCTACATCGTATCTATGACATTGTATTCTATTTCTATAAATACCTTTTATATCATATTTGTAATGAACTTGATTTGCTACTGATATTACTTCCCAGAATTTATCTAAATATTTTTGTTCATTAGTTTTGTTAATGTTTAATAAACAAATACTATCTTCCTTTTCATAATATTTAGTTTTCTTTCTTTCAGAATTTTTGTTTACTTTATCAATGATATAGTCGCACTCCTCTTTTGTAAAGAAGTTATCTTTTGTTATTACCCATTTGAAATTATTATTTAATTTCAAACTATCCATATCTATTGGTTTATACATTTTTATCCTATTTGAAGTGGTCACCGATAAATAATTCTTGAATTACATATCGTTTCCCTTTACTGACTGGAACAACATTATGACATAGAAATGCCGGAAAGAAAGTTAATGAACCTTTTAATTTGTTCATTGAATACCACTCTTTTGTGTCTTTATCTTGGATTCCAAATTGAACATCTCCACCCTCATACTCACTCGGGTCTGTTAATTGGATTATCCCTACTAATTTTCTTACTGAACAAGTTCCTGCATTAAAGTCTGTGTGCCAACCATAGAATCCACCTTCTTTATATTCTATTAATTTTAATTCATTATCACACCCGTCAATATCAAAATGAAATACTTTATCATTTACGATATTGGCCATTTGAAACATTTTGTCCTGTAACCATTTCCAATCTTTATTTGGTTTGTCTGGTCTGAATTGATTTTCTTCTTGTTCACATAAATACCACTCATTAGTTTTTCTAATTTCTGGTATGACTGCGTTTTGTCCTTTTTCATCTCCAACACAACCAATCACATCTTGTTCTGATTCCATTATATCTTTTAATAATTCATCACATTTTTCTGATGATAAAAAGTTTGGAATTTGAACTGAATATAAAAAGTCGTTATTCTGTTTCTGACTCATCTGATACTAAAACCCTATTCGCAAAATAATTCTTGCCGTTATTTGTGTTATCTATATTATATGTGATTTCGTGTAGGTCAAGTTTTTCAACATTAACTACATTTATTTTGTTTAATTCATCATTTAAAACTTCATCACCAACCTCTAATGGTGCTTTATAAACTCCACCAACATAAAATGGGTGGTCGTCTGTAGCTTTAATTTCTGTATTATCACTAAATTTATATTTAACTAAATTATCGTGTCTAATTTTTGTAATCTCTCCCACGATTGAATTTTGTAATTTACCAGTTTCCACATCATAAGTTTTTATTTCTGTTCCTGGTTTAATCTTTTGTATGTTTTCATAAGTTCCGTCTGATAAGGTAATCATTGTATCACCTGTAAAACATTTACCTGGTGGAATATTATGAACCAATATATCTGATGTAAAGTATGTATCAATGTCTTCTACATCTAATGAATAAAATGTTTCTTCTTGTGCGACTTCTGTTTTTGATGTAACTTCCAATTCGTTTCCGTCTTTGTCCAAGAAATAATCTCCAATTGATATGTCGTCTGGTGCTCCCCAACTCCAAGTATCTCCTTGTTTAATAAAGTATTTTGCACCTTTGAAATATGCTTGTTTCATATAAGGAACTTTGATACTTCCATTGATTAAATAATATCCATAAAAATCTTCAGTCATTGTTCTAACCACTACTGAACCTGATGCTACTGAACCACTTAAATCTGTTGTGGAATAACTTAACCAATCCTCAAAGAAAAACTCATCTGGCATTCCAACTGGTTTATAAGACTTAACGACATCTCCTACTTGAACATCTTGAACTTGTTTTTGTGAATCATCATACATTCTAATATTACTACCACTTGGTGTGGAATATAATAATGCATTCTGTATATGATACCTATCCCCGCTCAACACTAATTTTGGTGCAATAGAAGTATCTAATTTGTCTTTTTTGTTTATCAATACTGGTCTGTCTGGTGTTATTAAGTATTCATACTTTGGTGATTTTAAATATCCTTGTGTTCCCACGGTTGAACCACTTGGGACAATATAAGTTTCAATTAATGAACCACTATTTACTGAATTTTGGTAAGTAGGATTTTCAGAAATATATTTATGAAATAAAATAGAGTTAGTAAATGCCGTTCCGTCCTCTGCTGGATTCTTTACTACAAAGTCTGGATGATAAGCATTTGTGTCTGAAAAAGAACTTGTGTTAAATATTGGTATTAAACTCGCACTTTCTGGTGATGAATTTAATATAGTTCTAAAAGTATTTTTGTTAAATGAACCACTAACAATGTTTAATAATGTATCATCACTATACCAAGGTGTTTGTACAAAGAAATGAAAACTACTTAAATAATCTGTGTTTCCTCTTTGTGAAAAATAAGTGTGTGATGTACTGTCATTGTATTCAAAATTTACTGATATTCCGTGTCTTGCAAAACTTGCACTAATTAATGGTTGTTGAAATGATGATGGATTTTGTTTTCCGTCATTAGTTCCATAAATATATGCAGTTGTACAACCTTTTTCGTTTGCATAATCAGAAACTACATCAAAAGAAGCTGTTTGTTGATTATAAGAACCATACATACCACAATTGGTATTTATTTCATTAATATAAACATCATCGGTGGTTTCTTCTTTGATGTAATCTACATTCATCAAGATACCGATATTGGTGTTTGCTGGCCAACCACCTGCACTTCCCGTTATATGATTTATAAAATTTTCTATTTTTGTTTGAACTGACATAATTTTTTCCTACTTATAAATATCAATTTAGTCCATTTTAGTAAAGATATTCTCTTTTAATACCGACTTTGCTGGTGTGTTCCAATCTGCCATATGTATCATAGCAGAACCATATCCTTGTTGTTTGACTTCATTACATCTTAACCAGACCAAATCATTACCTAATCCGTTGTTTCTAAAGTCTGGACAAACATAACGATTACATAAATAAGGATATCGTCTATTCCAATCTATAAATGCCCAACCCTCAATGACTGGAAGTGGTAATCCATCTCTACCATTGCCGATTAGATAAAATGTGAAATTGTTTTCCAATCTGTGTTTTAAATCAGACATATCCCACTCTTTCCAAGATTTTCCAAATGAATCTTGAAAGTTATCTAATTCTTTTTCAATGGATTCTAATTGATATGGACTGAAACTATACTTATCATATTCTAAATAAATACGAGTTTTCTTTAATTTATAGTCATTTAAATCTATTTTGTAATACATTATTTGTCAAAGAGATTTCTTTCCTTGATGATATTTTTTACTTTTTCAGCGTAAACCCTGTGAGATTCAATACCAGGGTGCCTTCCGTCTTGTCCGTGGTCGTGTAGTTCAAAAAATAAATCTAATTTATTATCTGGAACTTCACTATCCCAGGTTCCCCAAATAACTCTATCTTTTCCAACAAAACGATTAATCATTTCATAGTGGTGTAGAAAATACAAATAATGATTGTATTCATTGATTAGAGCTGCTGTTGGTTTTTCAATACACCTACGAGCCATACCATTGTCCTCAAAGTACATTCTTCTAAATGTATGTGGAATTGTAATGACATACACGAAGTTTTGTTTTTCTCTGTGATTTCTGTTATGGTAAACTTCTGATACTTTTTTTACTGCATAATCAAGACCCGTTCTACCTGCTCCGTAATTAAATGAAGCAACATTATCCTCAATCAATAAGTGTGGAAATGATTGTTCTTTCTCTATACTCCAACCATAAGTCCAACTACAACCAAAACTATGTATTTCATATTTAGCATTTGGATTATTCCTGTCGTCAAATATTCTACTACCTTTTTCGTAGTATTGCATAGGTGTTTCAATATTCGTTACGGAAAGTCCTTGTCTTCTTGTTGCATATCTAACATCAGTATAGTAATATTTTTCAACAAAATCTACAATACCATCTGTAATTAAAGAATCTTGTTCTGTTAATTTCATATCTTTACTTGTAGGTGGTGCCCACTTTGTAAAATGTTTTTTCAAAGACATTTTATTCTCCCGTTTCAGTCATATTCTTTGGAATTGTTCCACAATTTCCACAACTAAATACTTGCATTGGAACGATAGCTTCTTTACCTGTTGGTGACATCAAGGCGGATATTTTCTTTAAGAAGAACGCTTGTATAAATGATGCGTTTCCACACTCTTCACAAGAAATAGTATCTGCTTTTGATATATCTATTTGAACTCCTGGTTGCTGTTCTGTACTCATTTTATTGTCCCTATTAATTCTACAAACATAGCCATAACATTGATTTCTTTATCCACTACAACTGCGTCTGATTGTTGATATTTTGATAAAATCAATATACACTCTGCGATATGTCCTGTTCCCCAGTCATCAATCGTATCAAACAATAACCTAAACAAATCTGAAAAGTCTGATACTTTTGAGTCTGCTAATAATTGTCTGATGTTTTGAAATGATGACTTCTTGTCTTGTGTTTTCAATATATCCAAGACTTTGGATTTGTAATCGTTTTGTGTGATTGTGTTTTCATCAATTACTAATTTACCATTTACAACTTGTCTTTGAGAACCATTAATTACTCGTCTAATATCTGGATAACCACCATTAACTATTGTGGCAATATCCTTGATGTCATATTCAATGTTTTCATTGTTCAAGATGTTTGCTAAATGTTGTGCGACTTGTTTTCTGTCTGGTGGAACTATCTGAAATGATTGACAACGACTTTGTATCGGGTCAATTATTCTTTCCACATAATTACAAGTCAATATAAAACGACAATTCTTTGAGAAAGTTTCCATAAGATTACGAAGTGCTGCTTGAGCGTTTGGTGTAATGTAATCACACTCGTCCAAGATTATAACTTTCATATCTTTGAAACCTAATGTTGATGCGAAGTTCTTAACCTTTTCTCTTACGACATCAACACTATTCTCATCAGATGCGTTTATGTATAGATAATCACAATCGATATTATTGACTAATAATTTAGCCAATGTTGTTTTACCTGTTCCGGCACGACCGAATAAGAGAAGGTGTGGTATATCTCCTGACTCTAAATATACCGACACCTTTGATTTTAAATGGTCATTACCAATGTAATTATCTAATTGATTAGGGCGATATTTCTCAACCCATAATGAGTGTTTTAAACTCTCCATTAGTTAACCGCTTGTGTTGATACCAAGAAGTATTCTGAATCGTAGTTATCGATTGAGAATTTAATTCTTGATAAACCTGCTGAACTAACTTCTAATGTTGCACTTTCACAATCTTTATTTGCATTTAAGATTGATGCGAACATATTTGCGTTGAAACTAATTGGTTCAATTTCTCCACCCTTTGTGGTTTCTACTGGAATCGTTACACGATTAGATGCGATACTTGCATAACCAATAACGATTTTAGTTTCTCCGTTTTCAGTTAAGATAGTAAAGGTTTCTGCTTCTGATAAAGCACCTTTACCACTAATGAATGTTGAAACGAAATATGGGTCAACCTTAATACCTAACTCAAATGAATCTGGTAGATTCTTTAGTTCTGGTGGTGTTGGAATAACCGATAAATCACTCAACATATATTTTGATTTTGTTTTTCTTTTGGTGTCTGTAAATTCCATTGAAATAAATTTATCTCCGGATTTAGAAAGGTTTACATCTATATCGTCTCCCAATACTGACAACAATGATGATAATTGTGCTGTATTGTAAACACCTAATTCACAAGGTTTTAGATGTGTAAACTTATTTAAATTAACACTACCAACTACTGATTTATCACCAGAGATAAATCTTGTTGATAATGAGTTTCCGTCTGATGTCCACTTTGTTGATTTAATTTCTCCACCCAAAGTGTATTTAGTAATGAAATTACTTAATTGACTTTTGTTCATAACCATTTTCTCCTATTATTATTCATTTATAAATATCATTTGTTAATCTTAAAACTTAAATTATTTTTAAAAAAACCTACTCATTGATTGTGTTGCGTCCTCTACTCCACCCCAGTTCATTGCTTTGTAAAACATACCGACTTTCTTTGACATTGCTTGTTCATACATTTTATTATGGTCAATGTAGTTTTTAATCATTTCTAAAATTTTAGGTGGGTCTTCATAACCTTTGTAGGCGATAGTTTCAAATCCAAACTCATTTTCTTTCAAATAAACCCATTTAATCTTTTCTCCGTTAGAAATCTTACCATACTTTCTACCCTCATACCAGTAGTCTAACAATGAATTATAGTTTATTGCTGCTTTGACGTGAACTGGTGTTCCTTTTTTATAGGTTGCAAATGGATTATCATTGTCTTTAATCTGATACTTTCCAATACCTTTTACACCGATTGGATTTGCCATTACATCATAATGTAATGATGTCATATTTCTTTTAAAGATTGATATTCTTTCATCAATCTTTTCTTTTGGAACATCTGCCAAAATATCATCTAATACATTTTGTAGTAAGTCTTTCATAGCTACTGCGAAATTACTACGAACCGTGTCTAATCCTTTAACGTGGATTTTGTTTACTTTACGACCGGCGTCATTGATGATTCGTAATCCATATCGTTTCTTTGTAATAAATAATCCTGACTTTGCAATCACTTCTTGTTTAATATCAAATACATGCTTATCCACATTACAAAACTTCTTACCAAAATAATCATATGATTTATTTAAAAAGTCCTGAACTTCTGCACATATCTCCATAATTCTTTGTGTCATCATTGTTTCGGTTAATTCTTGATTTGGAAATCTTTTTTGGACTAATGGAACTGCTGATGCGAAAATAGAGTCAGTATCAATGTAAATAACATAATCATCATTTGTTCCGAGTTCTTTATTATAGAAATGATTAGTAATCTTTTTACTAAACTTAATCAAAGACTGACCTGTTGATGTTGTTGCTTCTGCGTTATCCACATCATAAAATCTAAATACTGATAAACCTAACACACCATACAACGAATTCAATACAATCTTTTGAATATGTTGTCGTCTGTCAAAGTATTCTTCTTTTTCTTTATCTCCCTCATCGTGAAACTTCTTAACAAGTTTTCTCATCTCAACTCTTTCGTTGAACCATTTCTCTAATAGTGCTGGAATCAATCCTTGTTTATCTGTTCTGTACATAATACCATTAGAACTAATGGAAACTTTTGCCTCATCAAAGTATTGTTGAAGTTCTCGTTCTGTCATCTTACCCATTTCTCTATCGTTTTTACCAATCAATGTATAGGTTTTTTGATTTGTAGATTTCAAGAATTGTTCAGCATCCCAACCCTCTACTTTACCGATTTTAGATTCTGGTGAGATGTTTAGAGAACGAATCACACTCGGATACATTGATGTAATATCCAAGTCATAAACCCAGTCGTGTTTTCCGGATTGTGGTTCTTGAACATACGCACCTGTGAATGTTTCTCCTGTAAAATTCTTTGGTCGTGGTGGTTTATTTGGTGCGACAACTCCAATCTTTTTCAAATAAACTAATATCGCTCCCTCTAACCAACGACTTGACATATAAACATCTTCATAAGGAACATGCCCAAGATGAGCTATACCTCGTGAGATTTCAATTAGTTTTAATTTCTTTTCTAATTCCACTAATATTTTTACATCTCGAATATTATAATCAATAAATGTTTGTAAGTCTGTTTCGTATAAATCATCAAGAGTTCCGTCGTACTCAACCTTTTTCATACCGACTTCTTGTTGTCCAATGTAATCTAAACGATAACTTGATTGTTGAGTAAATGTAAAGTTTTTATATAATAATAAATAATCTAATGAAGAAACACCTGCTATTCTGTGTTTCTTTGTAAATTCACTATAACCTATTTCTGATATAGGTGATAAAAGGTTTGCCAAATCTACACCTAACACTCTGATTGCTCGATTGTATAAATAAGGAATATCAAAGAAATCTGAATTCCAACCACTAATAATCGTAGGTCTGATTTCTAAATACTTTTGATAGAATTTGTTCAACATTTCATATTCTGTTGTGTAAAATTCTACCTCTTGGTCATCTTTGGTATAATTTCTTAATCTTTGTTTTGGGTCAAAACAATAAGTGTAATACTTTTCTGTTGTGGAATCATATAGTGCGATTGATGTGATTGCGTTTTGTGCTTTTTCTATGTCTGGAAATCCGTCAGTAACTTCTACCTCAATGTCAAAAAACATAATTCTATGACCAGTTGAAGGTTCATCTGAATCTCCGTATTGGTCTACTAAAAATCTTGTCATTGGTGGTACATCTGACTCGTGAAGTGTTGGGTCTTCTTTATCCCATTTGGAAACTTTCTTTAATCTATCCCCATAAAGAGAAACATGCTGTCCGTTAGAATGTTTAACATAAGCATATTTGTTATAAGGTAATACAAGATACCCTTTTTTGTCGTCCCACAAGTGAAACTTTTGTTTTTTTACATCAAAGAATATATTTTGATACAAGTATAACTCCTTTTGGTTGTAAGATTCTGTTAATAAATATACTAATAAAACTTGTAAATGTCAAGTTTTTTTTCGGGGGGCTCAATAAAGAACCCCCCTTATAATTAGAAGTTGATTGTCAAACCAATGTTTGCATATCTTGGTGTTCCCAAGAATACTTCTGCGTTATGTGCTAAATGTTGTTTAGAACCATAACCATTGTATCGACTATTATCAACTGCGTCTTGTACATATACCTCATCAAGAACATTAAAGATATGTCCGTTTAAAGTCATATCAAGTCCTTTAACTTTTGGTAATTTGTAAGACATATGTAAGTCAAGTCTTGAATAACCTGGGGCTTCCCATACTTGACTTCTGTCTGCGTCAGCGTCAGTTCCGTCGTATTCACGAGCTCCTGGTGACCAGTCTGAATAGTTTTTGTCATATGTTTTGTGTATTGCTTGTAATTGTAAACCTTTAACTGGTTTTACGGTTACTCCCAATATATATGCAGTTTGTGGCATATCACCAACATACAATCCGTCAAGTGCGTATGCATATTCAGTTGTTGTAAATCCAACTACTTGACCTTCTGAATTATACTCATTTTCTTGATAAGTACCTTCAGCGTCTCCGTCGAATTTCCAATTACCAAATGATGTTACGAACATCAAGTCTAACATATCATTAACCATATAGTTTGTTTCAATCTCAACACCAGAGTGTTTTTGATTTACTCCTCTTAAGAAAATGATGTCTGTGTCTCCTGATGAACCTTGACCAGTAGAAACTGATTTAGTTAAGTTTCTATCTTGCCAATCTGTCATATAAGCACTTGCGTTAATACCAAGTTTACCAAGTCTGTAATTAACTCCAAATTCGTTGTGTAAGAATTTTTCGTTGTCTGGGTCTGATGCTACATTACCAGAGTAATCAATTACATTATCCAAGATAGGTGCTTTTTCAACTAATCCAGTATTGAAAAATACATTCATATCTGGATTAACATCATACATTACACCACCTTTTAATTGGTAAGTTTGAATTGGGTCTGCCTTTACTAACTCTTGTTCTACCGTGAACCAATCTTGATATGAGTATTCAATACTTGATACCCCACCCATACCATATAGATTCATTTTGTCAGTAGTGTAGTTAAATTGTGCGAATCCACCAATCCAATCTACTGTGGTTTCGTTATGATAAGCGATAATGTCACCAAGTTTTACAACTTTACCTTCTGGTGCATTGTCATCTGCATAATCAACATAATAATCACCACCAAGTAAATCACGAACTTCTCTTGCGTGTTCAATACCTGCTGTTCTCCAATCTAAACCGAATTGTAATTCCAATTCTGGATTTACAACATAGTTTAATTTAGAAATCAAACCATAAGTATCTTGACGATTAATAGAGTTTCTTAAAATACCTGTTGAACGATTTTCAGTAGTAGAAAAGTTCTCATCAATGTTGTCAGAATTTTGTGCTATTTCAGCATTCCAATCCCAAGTCCAAGGTGAAGATGCGTACCATCTTTCTCCTTCAACCGCTGGCATTCTTGAAACACTTCCGTAAGTTCCTGTTCCACCACCAGAACCACCACTCCAATAAAATACTGATGACAATCTTGTTTTGTCATTTAGTTCTAAAAAGTGATTTAAGTTTACTAATGGTTTATGGAAATAGTTTTCTCTTTCATTAAGAAAGTTTGAACTATATCTACTTGTTGTGTTCGCTCCATACATATACCAATATTGTTTACCAGTATAAGATGGGTCAATAGGTGCGACATTTTGATTGAACAATCTACCAGCTTCAGTTTCAAATTTATTACCCTCTGCGAAAGCGTCTGTGTCGTATCCGTCAATACTACCTGCTAACTCTTGTGAGTAAGTTGCTATATTCTGTTTGTATAGATTTTGTCCGTGTCGTTGTGGGGCACCGATTGCATACAACTCGAACCTTTGTTTATCACTTACTGCATAACTTGCTCCCAAGTAGTATGCCCAAGCGTCAGTCCAAGTTCCGTCGATAAGCCCGTCACCAGTTTTACGAACGATAGTCCCACTCAAAGCTAACTTGTCGTTTAAAATAAGACCAGTATTATAGTTGAAAGTAGTTTTCATAAAACCACCCTCTCCTGCTTCTTGTTTGAACTTTCCACCCTTTTCAAAAGATGTTGGGTCTGTGATGATGTTCATTGTTCCACCGATTGATGGTGTTGCCAGATTTACTGCTGATAGTCCTCTTTGAACCTGAATAGAAGCTGCTGTATCTCCTACTCCGTCCCAATTAGACCAGTATACCCAACCATTTTCCATATCGTTTTGGGGAACTCCGTTTATCATTACTGCGATGTTTCTTTGATTGAAACCACGAATGTTGATACGAGCATCACCCGCACCACCACCTTGTTGTGTTGCGTATACACTTGGTGTTGTGTTAAGAATCATTGGAATATCTTGGCTACCAAGACGAGTTTCAAACTCTTCTTTTGTTACATTAGTGTAAGCAACTGGTGTTTTGTCTGATGCACGAGATGCTAAAACCTCGACATCTGATAGTGCAAGTCCACCAACTTCTAAAATGAAGTGGGTCATTACACTTTCTTCACCAACAACAATTGTTTTAGTTATCGGTGAATAACCTATGAAAGAAGCTGTTAAGTCATATGTTCCTGCTGGTACACTTAATATTGAGTAAGCACCTGCGTCATTAGCAGTGTCACCTAATTCTGTACCTACGAGAACGACATTAGCGCCTTCAAGTGGTCTTGAGTTAGAATCGTAAACGGTACCCATTACTGATTGTGCGAACAATCCTGTGGTTATCATAAACGATACTATAAGATTACGAATATTCATAATCAATCTCCTATGTTTGTTACTGTGATGACACATTTTTATCCTGGTGTGTCGTCTGCCAGCGGGAAACTATTTTATGTCCTCACCTGGAATTTCACAACTATCATTGTTGCAGAACTTATCTACTTCTGCTTCTTCGTTGTGAATAACTCCAAATGATAACTTACCTAATTTTTTAACTTGTTTGTTGTATTCCTTTTCTTCGATAGCTTCATAAGGCATCTGTGGATATGCTCCGTAATCGTGTCTTGGTAATAAACTTATCCCTTTTAAATGATACTGAAAATAATTCAGTACATTAGGTATCTCTGCTCCTTCTTTTTCTGGGTCAAATG